ATCCACGCCTTTTTGGTGGGTCGATCTTCTGCACAGTCACCTGTTTTGGGCTTTCCTTTGCATCTTTTTTGTTTTGCGCGCATATTATCGAAGAAATTACTCTCTTCGAGTTCTTCGCGAATAATCTGTTTAAGTTGTGTATGACTAATTTTCATTTTAAGATATCTCCAAAGCCTTCTCCAATAAATAGATCGGAATTTTAGTATCTTCTATCTCTTTTATCTCTTCTATTGTAACCCATTTATAGGCGTCGTGTTCAATTTTTCCAGTTTCGGGGTTCGCGATGGAGACATCTACCTCTCCGGACCACTTTTGCGTAAGAAAATAGTGTTTATTTTTTTTAGGACTACCCAGGTATGTCAAATCACCCATAGAACATACTAAGTTGGCTTCTTCTTTTAATTCACGCAGAGCGCCGGCTTCAATTGAATTGTCGGATTCATCAATATGTCCACCGGGCATCGTCCATTGACCTGCACGATCATCAATATTGGAACGCCTTATGATTAAAAATTGGCTATTTTTGTTTAAACATACCACAATTCCCACAGTCTTAAGCTCCCCTTCGGAGAGAAACTTACCCCATGGGCCTCTTATTTGCATGCTTTGGGGCGCTTACCTTGATATCCGCGGCAAAAAGGACCCAACGCCTTCTCCATGTTGATCCTGTCGATAGGAGCTACCCAGATCATATTCTCTTGCACTTGTATATCTGGATAATATTCCACGTCAACTCCGTACAATACTCCAATTTGTTGGCCTTTGATGTTATAAACTACAGATCCAGAGCAGCCAAACCATCCATAAGTCTGTAAAATAATCTCTTTACCGCCGGGAATAGCTGCTTTATTTTCGTGACCGGCTACCCTCCCTGTAAATGACATTAATTTGTGATCCGACGGGTATCCGGAATAATAGATAGAGGTCCCTACATCTGCTATTTTATCCACGGGGTCGAATTTCATCGGCTCAACAGTGCGGAAATGAGTACCCACATACAAAATTGCAATATCACTTACAGGATCGGAATAAATCAAGATACCCAAGTGAGACTCTTCCTTGTGTGAAAGAAGATAGGATGTTCCCAGCGACTTATCTGCTACATGTTGAGCTGTGATGACTAAGTGGACGTCTTTATAGCGAATATAAGATCCGCTTCCGTGCCCTCCCGTAAAAGGAATAGTCACTCGCACGGCCGCATTCCGCACCTCTTTCTCAATAGTGCCTGACTGAGCACTGATCTGTTCTACTGGAACGGTTGGGGCATAATCCGCCATCACCATGGTTGGCATCAAACACAAAATCATCATCTGAATAAATTTAAGCACCTGTATCTCCTGTTTCATCTGGGTAATATCGATATCCAATCTCTACCAATGAGCTTCCGCCGGGTATGGCAGTAAAATAAACAGTGTTGTCTACTTCTGAGTAATGCCAAGATGTCATACTTGGTTCCACCAAGACTCCGTTAATAAAAACCCGCACAGAATCAGCAATAGCGTCATGAGTAAGGGGCCACGCTTCGTGAGGTTCAACAGAAGCAGCAGCGTCGGCTACGCCGGCCGACCAATCTTCATTGCAAATATCGATAATATTACCACCAAAGGCATTTGTAGCGTCCATATACCGAGTACCTACGTCAATAAAACTCGGAGGATAGTCACAAAGACTTTCGGTGGCGTCATGATTTACTATACTGGCTAAAAACACAGATCCCCCACGCATGCCGCGGTACCATGAAATAAAATCCACTGTATCAATAAAGTGATCATCACTCTGCTCTTCCTCATCTGAGACAAAAACCACTAGCAAGCCGGCATCAGCTCTCATCCATGTAGATGAATATGAATTAGTGATCATATATTCGTATACAGCATCAAATCCCTCTTCGCGGCCGCCGCGCCCCATCGCACTATACATGGCTTCGGCATCTAAAATATCGTCTCCCGGAACCAAAGGAAACTGATTTTCTAATACTGCCTTGCTCGGATCGTTGGATATCATGGCCAAGCGCCAGCTAGTGGGCGGTAGTGCGCTCAACATAACCTCAATGCCGGCCATCAATTGAGCGTCATATCGATGCATCGATCCGGAAGTATCGATGACCCACAAGATATCAATACCATCGACAGTATTAGGTTGAATAAAGGAATCGACCCATATCAAACCCGGATCGTCAAAACCAGTATCAATATATACGGGCACTTCTACCTCAATATATACAGGTATCTCTACTACGACCTCTTCAGTGACTGTTTCGGTTACCGTCACGGTTTCGGTTTTTACAATTGTTTCAGTTTTGCCGGTTACAATGCCATAATCAGTGGTACAGCCAAGTACCAATGCAATAGCCAACAAAAAATACTTTATTTTATTGCTCATTCTATAATAACTATTGCGTTTTTTAATTTGGCTCCCTTAATAACGCAAAACTTAACAAAAGCATGTTGAGTAAAGAGAGCATTTGCAAATCAAAATCATTTATAATATTGGCAAACATGAATAACCCAATATTAGTGAAAAAGGCCACAATACAAAGCGTATTTAAGACACGTCCTACGCTCGTAAAAATTTTTTTCACATAGTAACTATGTTGGCGCGGACACTATTTCTAAATTATATGGATAATATTGTCGCTCGCAGCCATATAAAAAAGAATAAACTATCACAGCCGGAAAAAGAGAAATTTGATCAGTAAAGGGTCCTTGAGAGATTACAACTCCATAAGACTCCTCATCGCCCGTCGAACCCGAAGAGGAGATTTTTACCAAGTCACCCTTTTTTATTTTCCAATGAATATGCGCCATTTTAAGCCGTAATTTTTTTCTAAAATTTTTCCAGTTTAGAGGGAGGTCCTTCAATACTATAACATATAAACACGTCAAGCGCAACTAAATGTTGCAATCCTTCTTCACTATAAAGTTCTTCACCAGCATGAATCCACCACGTACGCCAAACAGGCACTTTGGCATGAACACCATCCTCCTCTTTGGTCTCAAAACGCTCTAGTAGGACACCTATGTCTTTAAGGTTCTCATCATACAGCACATCTCCCGCATAAAAAACAATGTCCGCAGCAGGTGTGATGTAATCCTTCACACCTAGATTTTAATTCGGTCTATCACGTATGGATGATGGAAAGACAAATCTTTATAAAGCTTCTTGAGTACCATCTTTGTGATATCACCGATTTCTTCCTTCGAGGCTTTGGTACGAAGAGCTTTTGACAACTCATCCTCAAGAATCTTTTTTACCTCCGACTTAAGTATCTTATCTAACTCTTTGGAAACGAGAGTCTTGATTTCTTTTTTGTCGGTTTTCGTTAATTCTTCTTTAAGCGGCTCGAACCCGGGGGGATGTACCAATAAAATACTCATATCATAAATAGGGGCGTTACCGCGATTAAGGCATGTTATTTTCTGACATACGCCAAACGAAGATGGTCATTGACCACTGTAGTAATATGTCCGGTAGCCAACCAATAAACGCGATACAATACGTCAGAATAATATCCATTGCGTGAATTACTTATCACAATTCCCAGATCGCCACTTCCGGGTGGTCGGTCTTCTACGTACACATAATCCGGAGTATAGTCGTAGCCCGTAAACCTAACTAAGTCACCCTTCACAAACTCGGCCGCCTTGCATTGCATATATTAATTACGCGTATGTCACCGAATTGGACCTGTAATCTCTTTCTTCCCGCTACTCCGGCCACTGCTCTCCATATTTATTTAATCTCTTTATTGTATGCATCCACTCTCGTCTCATGTGTGTGTATGCCGGCCTAATCCACCATATCTTTGCCATAGTCATTTTTGGATACTCGGCCTTCGATGGGTCGTCGTATAACTCTAACACAATCGCCACACCGCCATGGCACGTGCATGTCACTAAGTCGCCGACCTGCAAGTCATGTTTTGGTGGTATTTCGAAAAAATCCTTCACTCTCTCGGTCATCCCCATAACTGTAATTATTTTCTGGGGATATTTTTTTAGGCTCGGATATCTCTAATTTTTTCAGCGCTATTGAAAACGACCTTAGCACCCATGTCAAGACCGTGTCAGAGTATGGGACATAGATCCCGGTAGGAGGGGGGTAGGGGGGTACCCCCACATGCTTGTCAAACAAATGTCAATTCATTTGTCAGAACTGTTTGCATTCTTATTACATATACATTCTTTTAATACATAACTGTATACGTAAACAATCACCGGCGCATAGTACACGATGATAGTGCAGGTTGTACCTACTTTATTTAGTAGTCTCTTAACTCTCTGCAATCTCATCGGACGTAAACAGATCAGTGTCGATCATTTGTTTAATGTTATATATTGTTTCACTGTTCTCGCGCATCCACAGCGCAGCATCGTGAGGCACAAGCACACGCCGGCCAGTCACAGGACAGTCGCCATCGTTTGTCAAAAGACCGTGAAGAATCAGCATGTCAACGGCTGCGTTTGCATCGCTCTCGGTTACGCGAGTCTTGTGTGCAAGCTCATCCACTGACCAATCGGTGAGTGTCGGCAGCCAACTGTCAATAAAATGCAAAATGTCAACCTCCTGCTTGTTCAGCTTGGCGGTCAGGTCGTCGGTATTGATGGTGTGGATGGTTTCCATTTACTTCCTTTAAGGTGAAGGTCAACTAAGTGGTTGATATTGTTAGGGTTTGCAAAACGCACTGCTGCGTGTCTCTCCCCCTACATCTATAATATAATCACCCTCGACCGCATGGCAAGGGGCAAATGTCAACGGAATGTCAAGAAAATGACCGCAAACCGGACACATTCTGACTTGACACGAATAAAAGGTTGACGATAGCG